AGCTAAGACACTTACAGATGGTTCATCACAACCAGAAGTATTTAATGTATTAGGACAATTAAAAACGATTGAAAGAGTACAAAGAGATGGAGAACTTGATTATCAAAAGAGAGAAGCTATTTCTACGAAACAAGAATTTGGAAAAAAATCCAGCTAATCAAAGGCAATCTCCATTTTATCAAAAGGTCAAACATAAAATCAAACAGATGAATAAAATCATCAATCCATTGATAACAGTCAAGGAAGGTGATAAGTATAAAATACTTGCAGGCAATAATAGATTTCTTGCAGGATTGGAATTAGGTTATACCGAGTTTCCAATAAAGGTGATACAAGGAGAAACAGCACAAGACATTAGAAAGGCTATGGAAGATTACATTCCAATAGATTTAGATGAAGTTTAATTTTATATTTTTAGGTCAATCCATTTTAAGATACGAAGTACCATTAGATATCTTTGTAGCTATTAATCAGATCTATGAATCTAACTTTAATAGATTAGCACAAGCCAATAGACAATTAGTAGGCAAGATTCAAAACGAACATTCCATATTTTATGATGGCGATGATGAATCAAAGATGAAGAGACATAATTTATTAACTAAGAATGTCTATGATTGGTTTATGCAAGTCTATCATCATTATTTAGAATGGAATAAAATACATCAATACCAAACGCATTTAAATTCAATATGGATTAATGAAATGAAAGCAAATGAATATAATCCTGTGCACGTGCATCAAGGTAATTTATTTACAGGTCTTTCATCAGTTATGATTTTAAAGTTACCAACTAATTATGGTGTTGAATATTCAGCAGCTGATAAACCACAAAATGGTAAACTACAATTACTAGGTTCAGCATCAGGTCAATTTGCTAAAGTAGATTATCAACCCATATTAAGAGAAAGAGACTTTTACGTATTTCCTTATGATATGAGACATTGTGTTTATCCATTTAATTCAACAAATGAAGTCAGACGTACACTTGCAGCAAACTGCGATGTGCATTATAACCCAATAATGAATCGAGGAGCAGAATGATAGAACCTTATTATCAAATATTTAAAGAAAAATTAAAAGAAGTAAAATTTAAAGATATGAAAACTTTATTTCCAACAGTTGGTAAATTTGTAAAAGAAGTAAATCCTGATTTAGAAAAAAATGGATTATTGTGTCCAATTGTCTTAGATAAAGATGGAGTTACGATTAGAAGTGGTACTCATAGATATGAATATTTTAAAGACAAGTATGAATCAACATTATGTTATGTAGGTAATAATGGAAATGAAACAAAATTTTTTCAGTTACTAAATGTATTTTGTTGGAGAAATCATCCAGTAAAACAACCAGAGTTTTTAAAATCAATGTATGAGAAAGGAGCAGAATGATACATACAGAACCAAATTGGAAAAGTTATTTAGTAGAAACTACTGAACCTATTTTTACACCAGAACAGTGTGACATTATCAGTAGATTAGGTAGATCAATGCCACCACAAAACGCACAAGTAGGCGGAGGAAGTGGAGGTAAGTATGATACTAAAACTAGAATATCTCACATAAGTTGGATTCCATTTAATCATCCTGATGCCATTCCAATGTATAAGAAATTAGAAGAAATGATGCACAAAACTAATAGACGTCATTTTGGATTTCAAGATATGGCAATCAATGAACAAGCACAATATACAGAATATCCTGAAGGAGGATTCTATGATTGGCATATGGATTGTGATTTAATTATGAAGAATGAACCACCAGTTAGAAAAATATCTATGACTTTAGTATTATCACCTGAATCTGATTTTGAAGGTGGTGGATTAGAATTAGCTAAACCAGGTCAAATAATGAGACCTAAACAAGGTCACGCTGTATTCTTTGCAAGTTTTGTTATGCATAGAGTAGTACCTGTTACTAAGGGATTAAGAAAATCACTAGTGATGTGGTTTGGAGGAGAACCATTCAAATGATACATAGAGAACTTTATTTTGCTACACCTGTTTATATTAAAGATGTAGGCACACCTGAATACAATAAATACTTAGAAGAAAAAATTGTTAATTGGTCTAAGAACGATGAAGGACTTAAAAAAACAAATATGTATGGTTGGCATTCAACAACTGATATGCATAAAAATCCTGAGTATCAACATTTAGTTGATGAGTTACATATGGCTCAAGAAGAAATATATGAAGATGAATGCTTAGATAATAAACCTTTCTTAGGTAATATGTGGGCTAACATTAATTATAAAGGTGGATTTAATAGACCACACATACATCCTAATTCATTATGGTCAGGTGTATATTACGTTAAGACACCAGAGAAATGTGGTCATTTAAAATTAGAAGATACTAGAACGATGTCATTAATGTCTAGACCTAGAAAAACAAATAAAGAAGAACCTAAACATTTATGGAGAGAAGTACACTTTGAACCTAAAGCAGGAAGATTAATTATGTTTCCTTCTTATGTTAATCATTGTGTTGATCCTAATGAAAGTGATGATCTTAGAATATCCGTATCATTTAATTTCTTACAAACAGGTATGTTCGTATGACCTTTCAACAGCATAAGTATCAAGTATTAGACAATGCAATATCTTATGATCTTGCAAACTTTTGTTTTAATTATTTCTTACTCAAAAGAGATGCTGTTAAATATATGTATGAAAATAACATTATAGCACAAAACGGTTTACACGGCACTTGGGAAGATAAACAAGTACCAGGATCCTATTCAATCTATGCAGATCACGTAATGGAAACATTGTTAATGAAGATGCTACCGATTATGAAAGAAAGAACAGGATTAGATTTAATTCCAACTTATTCTTATGCAAGAGTTTATGAAAAAGGTGCAATATTAAAAAGACACAAAGATAGACCTAGTTGTGAAATATCAACTACACTTAATTTAGGTGGAGATTTATGGCCAATATACATTGATCCAACAGGATCAAATAACGTCATAGATGAATACAAAAACATACATAAACCAAACGCACCTCCAGGTGTAAAGGTGACTCTTAAGCCAGGAGATATGCTAATATATTCTGGTTGTGAATTAGAGCATTGGCGAGAACCATTTGAAGGCAACGTTTGTGGCCAAGTATTTTTACATTATAATCATAGAAATGGTCGCTTTGCAGAAAGCAATTTGTATGATAAAAGACCTATTTTAGGTATACCTAAATAAGCACTCTTAAAAGTCAATTCTCATTGTGTTATAATCCTTAATATTTAACAATAAGTATTATTATGCCTTTAAAGAAAATAGGTTTTGTACCCGGATTTAATAAACAAGCTACAGCTACTGAAGCCGAAGGTCAGTGGATAGATGGTGACTTTGTACGTTTTAGATATGGAATGCCTGAAAAGATTGGTGGCTGGGAACAACTACAAGCTAATACATTGGTTGGTGCTGCAAGGGCACAACATAGTTGGGTAGACTTAGATGGTCGTAAATATGCAGCTATTGGCACTAATAGATTATTAATTATTTATTATGATAATACCTTTTATGATATCACACCTATAGATCCTGATAGGCAATCGACTGGTGCTGACATAACCACGACTAACGGATCAGCAATCGTTACAATTACAACAACAGGAGCACATGCTATTGAAGTTGGAGATTTAGTTACATTTGAAAATGCAGGCTCCTTTACATCTGGACAAACTGATTATGTTGCAGCTGATTTTGATGATGTTGTTTTTGAAGTAAAGACGGTTCCTTCTACTACAACCTTTACTATACAAATGCCAACAGCGGAAACTGGAACAGGGGCCACGAACAACGGAACTTTAGATCCGTTACCTTATATATTAATTGGTAACTTAATCACTACTCCAGCTTATGGTTGGGGTGCAGGTACTTGGGGGTTATCAACTTGGGGTACACCAAGAACATCAACTACCGTAATACTAGATCCAGGTTCTTGGTCACTAGATAACTATGGACAAAATTTAATTGCAACCATTCACAATGGTAGAACATTTCAATGGATACCTATAGCAGGTAACGCACTTGCTTTAACAACAAGAGCAACAACTTTAGCTGGAAACCCAACTAAATCAGTTATGTCATTAGTATCAGATAGAGATAGACACTTAATTCAATTAGGAACTGAAACTACGATTGGAACTCCAAGCACTCAAGATAAAATGTTTATAAGATTTTCTAATCAAGAAGATCCAAATACTTATGCACCAACATCAGTTAATACTGCAGGTACATTTAGAATAGACTCAGGAACAAGAATAGTTGGAGCTGTTAAAGGTAAAGATTACATATTAATATTAACCGATACTTCTGCTTACATTATGCAATTCGTTGGGCCACCTTTTACTTTTTCAATTAGACAGATAGGTTCTAACTGTGGTTTATTTGGCCAACACGCAGCTGTATATGTTGATGGTGCAGTGTATTGGATGTCAGGCGAAGGAGGATTTTTTGTCTATGACGGTACTGTTAAATCATTACCTTGTAGCGTAGAAGACTTTGTCTATACTACTGCAGGAGACAATCTAGGCGTGAGCTTTAATAATGGTGAACAAATATATGCGGGTCATAATAGTTTGTATACTGAGATTAATTGGTTTTATCCAAAGTCAGGCTCTAATTTTGTAGATAGAATAGTAACTTATAATTATGTAGAAAGAGTTTGGACTACAGGTACTTTATCAAGAACTACATACGAAGATACTAGTGTGTTTTCTTTACCTTATGCTACTAGATTTACTCAAAACGTAGCACCTACTTTTCCAACGGTGCAAGGTATATCTGCCTCGCAAGGTAATACTAGATACTACGCTCACGAAATTGGAGTTAATGAAGTAGATGCAAATGGTGCAGAAACTACAATCAATGCCTATATACAATCAGGAGATTTTGATTTAGATATAGATGGAGATGGTGAATTTTTAATGAAGATAAGAAGATTTATACCTGACTTTAAAGTCATAGCAGGTAATGCAAAGATTACTTTAAACTTAAGAGACTTTCCAAGTGAAACTGCTACAAGCTCGCCATATGGGCCATTTACAGTTAATTCATCGACTACACAAATTCATACAAGAGCAAGAGCAAGACTTATAAATGTTAAAATTGAAAATGAAGCAGTAGATGAAAATTGGAGACTTGGTTTATTTAGATTTGATGTACAACCTGATGGAAGAAGATAATGGCTAAAATAGACGCATACATACCAGAACCAAAACCACTTTATGATGAGTCTAATCAAAGACAAATTATAGCATCTTTAGATACAATTAAAAATCAATTAAACTTTTCATTTCAAGAAGATCTTAAACAAGAGATGCAAAGGTTTACTTGGTTTATGATGAGGTAATATGAATTGTAATAATGTCAATCCAATAACAGGTGGAAGCACAGTTGATAACATCCCATTTTATTTAGCTGTACAGCAAGGTAAAGTTCTTGGTTATTCTATGATTAATAAATTTGGATACAATCCTAGTATTGGTTCAGGTTCTTTTGAAACTATTTGGGAAACAGGAAATAACTATCCTTGGCAAACAGCTCAAGCTACTCTTGATGTAGTCAGTGATAATGCTAATGATGATGTAGTAGGAACAGCTGCAAGAACTTTAAGAATACAAGGACTTGATTCTTCTTATGCTCTTGTAGAAGAAACTGTTGATTTAGATGGTACAAACACAGTTACTACAACACAACAATTTTTAAGAGTTTTTAGAATGTCTGTGGAAACAGCAGGGTCTTTTGGAAATAATGAAGGTACAATTACAGTTACTTATACAGGTGGAGTTGATGTTGCTGCAACTATATCTCCAAGTAATGGTCAAACTTTAATGTGCTTATATACCATACCTGCAGGTTATACTGGTTATTTATTATCAATAGATGTATCATCTGGTAAAGATCAAGAAATGGATTTTAAATTTATACAAAGAGATAATAGTATTGCTAATGCAGCGTTTCAAACAAAACAATTTTTAAATGTTAGAGGTGGTCAAACAACAGTTATCTTTAATGCAATCAATGTAATACCTCAAAAGTCAGATATCTATGTTTCTGGAAAGGCAAGTTCTACCTCTTCTTCTTCTGCTTCATTTGATTTATTATTAGTACAGGATGGATATTAATGGC